GAGCCCGAGCCCGAGCCCGAGCCTTTGACCACTCCGGCCCCTACGGGGCCAATGGGGCACATTGAGACTGATCGCTTTCAGCCAAAGCGGCGCCGTCTCGCTGAATGGGTGAGGGAGCGGGAGACGATCTTCTGGATTCGCGTTGGTGGGTTCGCCGCGGTGGCCAGTGTTGTGATCGCGTTGCTTGCGTGGTTGTTTCCTCAGGGGCAGTGACCAGACCTGGCAACGGAAGTGGCCGCTTCGGAACGTCGGGCGGCCACTTCCCTTCTGGCCGTTATCGCACGACGGCCATGTCGTTGAGGTGGTCCATGAGGTTGTGGCCGAGTTCGTCGTCGGCTTGCTCGGTGGCCGCCGTGTCGACCGTATCGGCCAGTTCGGCCACGTCTTCAATGGCCGTGGTTGTGGCCGCAGATCCGGAGCCGTTGGCAGCCATCGCATTGAGGGCCTTGGTGCGGTAGCGGCGGCCGGAGCGTTCGGGGACCCCGAGGGCTTCGGCCACATCCTTTCCGTTGGCCTCCGGGTTGTGCGCAAGGAATGCGATTGCGGCGGTCAGCTCATTGGCACCCCTTCGCGTCGAGGGCTTCGAGGGCTTCTGTCGAGTGGTCGCGCGAGTGGCCGCCCGGCGGCCGGTGTGCTTCGGCGGTTCGCTGGCGATGCTTTCGGCTCCCGGAGTGGCCGCCGGGGTGGCAGTCTCGTCGTCGTTGCTGCGGTGAGCGGCCAGGGGTTCAGCCGGGTCGGAAGCGGCCGGAGTGGCAGTGGTCCCGGACCGAGTGGCCGCCTTGGAATGGCCGCTCCCTCGAAAGAGCATGAGTTTCGTCCGACGCTCGGCGCGGCCGTTCGAAGCAGTGGCCGCAGCGGTCACGGCCTCGGCCACTTCGTCGGTGGCCTCGTCCTCGGCGGCGGCCGCCGGGGTGCGCCTCTCGATGCCGCGAATGAGGAGTTCGACGGTCAGAAGCATCCCGACCGACGGCAGCGCCGAGATGAGTTGCGCGAGCGGGTATGCCGGGGCGACGGCGATGTTCGCGCCGATCGAGGTGAGCACGCCGATCCCGAGCATCGTCTGCGCGAGCCGCTTCGGGCCCCATTGGACGGCGAGCGAAAGGGAGCCGGCAAGGGCGATGCCATCGACGGCGAGCGGGTAGTAGGTGCCCTTCCAACCAGTCTGGCCGTGGGCGGTCGCCAGATCGGCGATGTGGCTGTACGAGGCCGCTGCCGTGTACCCGGCGACGATGAGCGTCACGAGGGTCAGCAGGGTCCGGGCGATGATGAGCTGCATGGGCGGCTCCAATCTGTGACAAGAAGAGTTGGCTGATAAAGGACGGTTAAGCGATGCTTCTTTGAGGCCCGAGGGCGGGAGGGAGCCCCGCCCCCTGCTCAGGACCACAACAAGAAACCCGCAGCTCAGGGAGCTGCGGGCTTGGGTCCATCGCAGGGTGCGGGAACGTACGGAGGGTGCTTGCGCTTCCCGTCGGCCGTCGGTTGGTCGGTCGCGTACGCCGCAGACGGGATTAAGCGCCTGCCAGGGCGGGATATACAGGCAGTTCTAGGCGGAGGACACCGAGAGCGGTCCCAAAGCGGGGGGACATCCGGTGGTCACAGACCTACCGCCCCGCGCTCTGCACGCGGGAGACTGGGCCTGCCGTGATCTACCCCTACAGCTCACGCAGCGAGGGGCAACATCTCTGGACTACCTGTTCCAGTGTGCGGGTGTTTACCTTCCGAGGGACGGGACTCGCGACCCGGACGTTTGAGAGGAGTTCCGATGCGTCTCCTGCACCATAACGAGGGTTCCCGGCGCTCTCCCCGCACGGTTTCGCTGGTACCGTGACACCCAAGGTTTTGACTGTGACAAGAAGAAACCCTACAGAGGCCGCCTCGCTTTGTCGAGGCGGCCTCTGGCCTTTCCTATTGAGCTGCAACGACATCGGCAGCCGCCAAACCCTCGTGCATCGGGTGAGCAGTCGCCTACCCATCCCGTCAAAGTCACGGAAATATAACGATGAATTGAGCGGCGAGGATGACGGCGGCGGAAGCAAAGGGCCGGGCACCAGGGGCAACGGCAAACTCTCGTGAGGCCCTAGTCTCGATTCCTTGACGCTGTGCCAGGAGCTTCTTACGCTCATTAGCTAATAGCCTGTAGCCCAACAGGTTTCGCCCTTGACCTCGTGAGGTCGGCTCCGCCGCCGCGAAGCGGCGGAGCCCGACTGGGCCTCAATCCCACGGAAAAACGCCAGTGACTCAAGGGGATTGACTCATAGGCCTATGGCTCATAGTCTAAGGGCGACCGGCGAATCCCGATCGTTCCCGTTCTCGCCGCTGCGATCATCGCCTGAAATCCAGACCTGTGAACCCGGATACAACCCTGGTCAATATGCCCGATTCATCCATATTCAGGGCTTGACATGGTTCGTACACTTGTCCTATAGCCCAAGGGCGAATGGCTTCAATCCGATCGCTCGAGCCGCCGAGAGGGCGGCTGAAGACGATCGGGTCATAAATACGCTCAGCACCTGAATTCGAGGTCTGAGCGTCATAGCACGGGGGAGAGGGCCCCACCGCTTCGCGGCGGTGGGGCCCTTCCTCGTTGCCGAAGAGCCTTCGCCGATCGGTGTTCGCCTATGGCTCTAGAGCTATAGCGATGCCTTCGTCTGGTGGTTCTCGTCGCCGGGTTCTGGGGCTGTCCGGCCGCTGCTCGGCTGTGAAGTCGAGTGGCGGCCGATTCGCTTGCGAGTCCTTGGGCGGTGGGCCGGTGCCGTATTGGATCGGATCGGACCGCCGTGACCGGCTCCCCGCCGACTGGGCTCAGCGACGCGCGCGGGTGTTGCACCGTGACGGCTACCGGTGTACCGCGCGCTCGACCTACGGGGATCGCTGCGCGATGCGCGCGACCGACGTCGACCACATCAACCCTGGTGATGACCACCAGGAATCGAATCTTACGAGCCTGTGTAGCTGGCACCACCGCCGCAAGAGCGGGCGCGAAGGCGCCGCCGCGGCGCAGCGAAATCGCCAGCGGATACGGGCTCGTTTCCAACGAACGGAGGCCCATCCGGGCCTCACCGGGGAGTGATCGCATGGGGGTGTGGGGATGGCTGTGGGCGTGCTGGATAGCGGCATTCGTGGTGCTGGAGACGATTGCGCTTGCGAGGCGGTCCTACGGGGACACCCTCTCGGAACAGATATGGGCGCTTTTCGGGATCGGCCGGAAGGACCCCGAGACGGGGGAGATGATCCGGCCGGCCTGGAGCTGGCACGTCCAACTTCGCCGGGCTGTCCTGTTGATGGGCCTGTGTTGGCTCGCTGCCCATTTGCTGACCGGTCTGGTCTGACCGACCCCCGCCTCTGAACCCCTCCCTTTCACTTGCTTCTCGCTCATACGGAGTGCTGCTTTGTCTCATCACCTCGCCGGGATCACTGCCAAGTCCGATACCCGCGTCAACATCACCGACTTCTATCTCTTCCGGGGGAACGACGGCCCGGTGTTCGTCATGAACACCAACGGCCGCAGCTCCGAGTCCGGCTGGCATTCCGATGCGGCCTATGAGATCCACATCGACACCGACGCCGACCTGCGCTCGGATCTGGTCTTCAAGGTGACCTTTGAGGGCGACGGCGTCGACGGCGCGGCGCAGGAGGCGACGCTGTCTCTTCAGCTCGGCGACTGCGACCGCGACGAGCCTGGCCTGCGCATCGCTCGCATCACGACCGGCGAGAGCGTGTCGCTGCTCAGCAGCGTTCGCTTCCATGCCGGCCGCATGGGCGAGCCGTTCTACATCAACGGCGACGCGGTCACGGCCGTCCGCCAGGCGGTGACGACCGGTAGCGCGCTCGACATGGGCGAACCCAACACCCTCGAGGCAACCAACCTGTTCGCGAACTCCACCGTCCACTCGATCGTCATCGAAGTCCCCGAGCTCGTCTTCAAGGCGCTCACCGGATTCCCGGACTCGATCAGCGCGTGGGCCGCCGTGTCGCTGCCCAACGAGCACAAGCCCGGTCACCGCCAGGTCGACCGATCAGGCGCACCGCTTGCCGCGACCCTGTTCGGCTTCGACGAAGGCGACGCGTTCAACGCTGGCGAACCGGCCGACGACGAGGCCGAATGGGGGGCCGAGGTCCGCGCGATGATCGCGGCTGCCGCCCGAGCCAACGGTTTCGAGGGCGACGCCGATGCGTACGCCGCCGAAGCCGCGCGCACCTTCGTGCCGAACGTCCTGCGCTATCGCGTTGGGACCGACGCGAACTTCGCGAAGGGCAACGGCCGCAACCTTACCGAGAACACCCCCGAGTCTCTGTTCGCTCTCGTGCTCGGCGGCAAGCAGGTCTATACCGGACTGGGCCCGCCGGACGCCTCCGGCGTCCTGCGCAGTCAGTTCCCGTACCTGGCCGCTCCCGGACTTCCGGACCAGACCTAACCACATGACGGGGCGGGGGTGATCGGTATGGGTTCACGCGGACCGGTGCCGTCTCGCGAGGCCGATCTGGCGCGGCCCCGAAACCGGAAGGGCAGCGATCAGGCCCCGGTCACGACCGGGGAATGGCTGCCCCCGATCATCCCCGACCCCGACCCCTCATGGCATCCGATCGCGTTGCAGCTCTGGGAATCCCTGGAGACCTCGGGCCAGTCGGCCTGGTACCAGTCGAGCGACTGGGCGATGGCCTTCAGCCTGTGCGACGACCTCTCTTACTACAAGCGGTCCAAGAAACGCAGCGGCCAGATGCTCGCCTCGATCTACAGCGCCATGTCGAGCCTCATGCTTACCGAAGGCGACCGCCGCCGGATGCGCCTGGAGCTCGAACGCCCCGTCGACGAGGGCGAGCAGTCTGCCGCAGTCATCGCGATTGAGGACTACAAGAAGGCGCTCGGCATCGGCTGAACATCGAGGCGAGGAACGCGAACCGCCCGGCGCGAGGCGCCGGGCGGTTTCCGCTACTGCTTCTTGGCGACTAGAAGCACCACCACGATCGACAGCCAACAGATGACGACTCCAGCGGCAAAAGCGGCGATTGCAAACATTCGGAACCTTCCTCTCGATTGAGGCAGCTTCCGTTGTCAGCAGGGGCCTTTTTCATCATACGCGGGACGGCCTTTTGTAGTGGTTCACGTTCTGCGGAAATGCTTGGGGAGGTGAGCCCACATCCCAGCCCTCACAACTGAAGAGATCGAACACCTCGAGCCGACGATCATCGGCCCGACATGGCAGCGCGACGAGGCCGGCGGATGGCTGCTGCCTGAGCGAACGCTCGGATGGCAGATCGCCGGATGGTGCAGCGAATATCTGACCGGCGCCGACGGCGAGCCCTGGAAGTTCACCTTGGAGCAACTTCGCTACCTCCTCTGGTGGTACGCCATCGACGCCGCCGGCCGATTCATCTACCGCAAGTCGGTCCTTCAGCGTTTGAAGGGCTGGGGTCCAAGGCAAGGACCCGCTCTTGGCCGTGCTCGCGTTGGTGGAGTTCCTTGGGCCCTCGCGGTTCTCCCACTGGAGCGCCACCGGTGAACCGGTCGCCGTAGCGCACCCGCACGCGTGGGTCCAGATCGCGGCCGTCAGCCGTGAGCAGACCAAGAACACGGTCTCGCTGCTGCCGTCGTTGATGTCGCCAAAGCTCATCAGCGACTACGGCGTCAAGGCAGGCGCGGAGCTGCTGCGCGCCAGGCAAGGACGCGTCCGACTCGAAGCCGTGACCAGCTCGTTCCGCGCGCTCGAGGGCGCACGATCTACTTTCGTCGTCATCAACGAGTCGCACCACTGGCTGAGCGGCAATGGCGGACATGACATGTACGCCACGATCGACGGTAACGCGACAAAGACCGGGTCCAGGTATATCGCGATCACCAACGCCTTCTTGCCCGGCGAGGACAGCATCGCCGAGCGGATGCGCGACGCCTGGGACCAGATCCAAGCAGGACGCGGCGTGGACGTCGGGTTCTTGTACGACAGCATCGAATCGGATCCGCGGGTCCCGCTGACCGCAGAGGCGCTGCGGATCGTCATCCCCAAGATCCGCGGCGACGCCGTCTGGCTCGATGTCGAATCCATCATCCAGTCCGTCATGGATCTGACCATCGCACCGGCCAGGTCCAGGAGGATGTGGCTCAACCAAATCGTCTCGGAGACCGATGCGATCTACGAGGCCGCCGACCTCGCTGCGATCGTCCGCACCGGCAACTTGCGGCCCGGTGATGAGATCGTGCTCGGCTTCGACGGCGGGCGCACCGACGATGGGACGGCGTTGGTCGCCATCCGTGTCCGCGATGGCCTGTCGTTCCTCTTGGGGTACTGGCAGGCTCCCGAGGGTCCGGCCGGTGAAGGCTGGGAAGTCGACCGCGTCGAGGTCGACTCGGAGGTCCACCGGGCTTTCCGCCTGTTCAACGTTGCGGGCATGTACTGCGATGTGGCCCTGTGGGAATCGCACATTCAAAGCTGGGCCGAGACGTACGGCAAGAGCCTCACGGTCACGGCCCCGGGCAAGAATCCGCTGTCCTGGGACATGCGCGGCAGTCTCAAGCGGAACACGCAGGCGCACGAGCGGTTGGTCTCGGCGATCCTCGAGGGCCGCGTGTTCTTCGACGGTGACGTGACGATGCGCAGGCACGCGCTCAACGCCAAGCGCCGAGAGAACAAGTACGGCCTGTCCTTCGGGAAGACCTCCCGTGAATCGAAGTACAAGGTCGACGCGTACGCGGCATGGATGCTCGCTCACGAAGCGCTCTGCGACGTACGGATACGCTCCGCGCAGCAAGCGCGGAGCGGGCAATCCTACTTCCTGAAGTGACCGGTCATCGGCGCCTGCGCAGCCGAAGGCCCCAGGTCAAACCGACGATCACTGAAGCGGCACCGATCACGGTGGCGGTCAGGGTGATGAGGGCAATTGCCATCGAACTTCCTTCCGTGGACATAGAACTGCTTAAACAGCAGCTCCAACCGCGAAGGAGAACCTGATTGTAGAAACGCCCTCTGAAGCGTGTCAAGCGTTCAGAGCGTGTGCATTATGCAGCCCGTTTTTTGCACGCGCTCTTGGCATAGCACCCCGCCCAACCAGCGTGTCTGGAGGCTTGACCCAGGACTCGCCTGGTCGGCCATTTCTCAACATCCGGGACGTCGACATCTCTGTGACAACTCAATAGGCGGTGATGACCTTGGGCCGAGCCCGATCATTGGCGAAGTCGCTGCTGGACATCCTTCGCAGGGACACCCCCCGTCTTGAACGAATCGACCGGTACTCCCGTGGCGTCCACGACGCGCCATACACCCCGACCGACGACGACGGCGAGTTCCGTCTCCTCGCGGGCCGGTCGGTGACGAACTGGCTGGCACTGGCCGTCGCCACTCCGGCGCAGGCGCTCTATGTCGATTCAGTCCGCCGGGTCCGCCCGAACGCGGGTCCCGACCGCGCGGTTTCGGCCGAGTCGGCCGAGGAGGAGTGGGAGCACTGGCAGCGCTCCGGGTTGGACGCCCGGCAGCTCGCGATCCACCAGGCGGCGCTGACCTACGGGCACTCGTTCGTGGTGACCGAGCAGGGCCGCGACCGCCGCTGGCGCACCCGGGGCCTTTCCCCGATGCGGACCGTCGCCGTCTTCGAAGACCCCGCCGCCGATGTCGTCCCCGTTGCCGCCCTCACCGTGATCCGCAGGCCCGGTCCTGAATCCCTTGGCCTGGTGCGGGTCTGGGACGCCACACACGTCTATGACTTCACCGTCAAGGCGCAGTGGGCGGCGTCCTCGCTGCGACTGGTCCGTTCGGCGCGGCACGGCGCGAGCGAGTGCCCCGTGACGAGACTGGCCGCTTCGGTCGACCTCGACGGGCGCACGACCGGCCTCGTCGAGCCACTGATTCCCGTGCAGGACAGAGCGAACCAGACCTCCTATGACCTCTTGGTGGCACAGACCTACAGCTCCACGATGGTCCGCTGGGGCTCGGGCCTGACTCCGCCGGTCCAACGCGACCCCGAGTCCGGGGAGCCGATCCTCGACGAGCACGGGAACAAGATCCCGATCCGCATCAACCTGAACGCGCGCCGCTTCATGTTCGCCGAGGACCCCACCGCTCGCTTCGGGTCGCTCCCGCCGAGCCCCCTGAACGGGCTCATCGACGCGAACGAGCTGAGCGTCCGGCACATCGCCGCCCTGTCCCAGGTCCCGCCGCACTACATGGT